TTACGTCCGAGGAAGCGGTCAAAGATACCCATGGCTTCAGTATCCCACAAAAAGAAAAAGCCCCCTTGCGGGGGCCTGTGGGCTTGAGTCGTTTAGATTGTTTTCATCTCGTAGCGGTATGCATCTCCACTGATGATGTATGTTTTGATTGTTCCGTCTTCGTTTGATCCTTCGTAATACCAAGATGTCTCAGCATCTGCATTCATCTTGATAAGCGACTCTGCCCACTCACCGGCACACTGCCATGTTCCAACTGGTGCTACATCTACAACCACACCATCTTCGGTCAACACTTGGCGAATCTCTTTGTTTGCTGTCTTCATATCTCTCTATCTCCCTGCTTGATGTAGATAATATACACCGTAGATATATATCTTGCAAGGGTATACAGATATATATTTTAGACGGCTCCCCAAGAACGCTTTGATCCGCACACCTGCCACGCATAAGCCAAGGCATCAACCACGTCATCATGCCTGCCGACGGGAAAGGATAGAAGCTCATCCTCAAAGTAAGCCGGGAGCCCTTGGCAATGCATAACCTGTGATTGCTCGTAGCGGGCCTCTAGAGGCGCAAAGCGGGTCACTTTGTCACGGTCTGGGCGAATGCCCCGGATAGGCAGTTTCGTGCGCCTCAGAAGCTCCTGCACGACAGCAGCCTGATATTGCACCTGTTCGATACCAATCATAGACGGCTTCCATTTGTCCGCCATAGCCTCGATGAAGCGTAGCACGGATGCAAAGTCAGCCCTAGTACGGTTGATGTCTCTAACGTAGATCGTGCCATCGTCACCACGGCTCACTACAGCAACCCCGGTGTAGTCTGCTTCAGACTTCGTAGAGATGGCAAGGTCAACCCCGATATAGGTAGGTAAGCCTTCGGGGCAATCGCCATACCGCAACCACTCGCGCTTGATTCTCGCTCCCGCAGCATCTACGAACTCCGCTAAATACTCCTGCCGAAAAGCGATGCTCGGCAAAGACTCCCCAGCCTTGCCTACTTCCTCCGGATCGATCCACGGGTTAGCCGTGGTTGGCATCTGCCAGCTCATCCAGTCATCATCCGTGGCGGCCTGATTGTAGAGGGTTCTAAAGTAGTTGCTTCCTTTGGGCGTACTAAGAAAGAACGCATCGCCCTTGTAATCGGTTAGCGTTGGGCGGATGGCTTCCGTCCAGGCTTGCTCTAGATGCCGTGCCATTGCGGCTTCATCGATGATGACGCGCTTGTACTTACGACCACGGGCAACGGTTGACGGGTCATCTAAAGTCCAGTAATCGATGGCTGCCCCGGTTATAAGCTCGATGCGCGGTGCAGGGCTTTGTACAGCCCGCCGGATAACCGGAGCATAGATGCGCTTATGATCGGCGTATGCCTCTTCTAGGAGCCTGTAGGTAGGTGCAAACCAAGCGCAGGGCAAGCCGTCAATCAGCACCGGGTCACTGAGCAAGTTACCGCCCAGCGTGGTCTTACCGAAACGTCTCCCGCAGGCAAGCACGTTGTACCGCTTGGCTTCCCGCAGAATGACCTGCTGGGCTTCGTGTGGCTTTGGTAATACCAGCCGAATATCAGGCAAGAGGCTTGTCCGAATACTCTACGATCACCTTGACCGGTGAACCGTCAGCGCCGGTCTGCTCTACCCGGCTAGACCAGTCCTGCTTGTGCTTGCGTTCCAGCCACCATGCCGCCGCCTGCCATGTGCTATCAGCTGCCTTTTGAATGATAGCCACGTTGCGTACTTCGGCATCCCCCTCTGCCTTTTTAATAGAATCCGAGAACTCCGGAATGTCCTTGAGCCAGACTGCAAAGGTATCCTCAGAAATACCGGCATAGGCGCAAGATGCACGGCGGGTATTACCTGCCCTCAGTGCCTGTGTGATGCGCTGTACTACGTCTTCGTTGTACTTGTATGGCTTACCCTTCATCTAGCACCGCCTTCTGCCCTGTGGCGTTTTCCCATCGCTGAATCACCACATCGCAATACTTAGGGCTGATTTCCATCCCGTAACATTTGCGACCTAACTGCTCAGCGACAATAAGTGTCGTACCTGAACCGAGGAATGGATCACTGCATATATTCCAATCACCCATAAAATTAGCAAGTTCGTTTATAACCGTAACGGCTTTTTGAGTTGGATGTACACGATCTTCTCCCTTTTCTTTGGCTGTAAATCCGGTCCAAAGATGCCGAATAATGATTCTCTTTTTGTGTGGGAATATCCAACATTCTTCAAAATGATTTTGTGGACCAGCAACCGTATGGTGTGGTTGCTTATCCCATATCAACCAACTGCCACCTTTGGGTAATGTTTCGTAAAACCAACCTCCACCCCAAACTGCCATTTTTTCACATTGCCACAGAGTCAATATTGGCTCAAAGTCAAAGTCTGCATCATCACCAATAACAGCATCGTAGGTTTTCCCCCCTCTTGGCATCTTGCTGTAATCAGTGTTTAAGCGCATTCCATATGGAGGGTCTGTTAATAATAAATCAGAAACAGCACCATCCATCAGCCGTGCCACGTCATCAGCCTTTGTGCTGTCACCGCAAAGCAATCGATGCCGACCAAGAATCCAAAGGTCTCCCGGCTTGCATCGTGTCTCGACTTCCTCCGGCACTTCGTCTGGATCAGTTAGCAACTCGGCAGGGTCAGCAGTCCCAGCCAGTTCATCAATCAAAGCATCAAGGTCAGCTGCACCATACCCTGTACCTTCCAAGCCGATAGGCGTGTTGGCAAGTTCGGCAAGGATATCGGTTATCTTGGTTGTGTCATCTTGCCCGATACGGGTAGTCCGGTTGTCAACTACAAGAATGCGCAGCTCTTCTTCAGGTGTAACGTCAACCCACTGCACGGGTACGGTTTCCCATCCTAGAGCCTTGGCAGCCATCACCCGATGATTTCCCGCTAGGATGTGCTTAGTCCCCGTGTTGACCACCACAGAGCCGTACCACCCGTTTACTGCTAGGCTCTTCTTGATGGCTTCCACATCGCCTTGGTTAGCGTTCCGTGGGTGGTGCTTGAGCAGGTCAATAGCGACCTGCTCAATCTCTTTGTTGATTACTCTATTTGCCAATGAGGCTCTCCTCGATTTCTTCTGTCGCTGCCCATACTAGGGCATCTTTCATTTGACGCTCACTGATGCCTTGCTGTTTCGCGCGTCTCTTGACATCCGTGTATAGCCAACGTGTATACATCTCATTGTAAACAGCCAAGCACCCAGCGCCCAGCAGAATGCCAAGAGCAAAGGTAATCATCTTGGATCTGCCTCCAGTCCTTTGTCACCGACGATATTATTCCAATCTATGCCCCAGCCATTTCTTCGATTTGGTTGTCCGCATTCCCAATCGGTGGCGCAAATCCATTCTGTAGTTAGGCGCAAACCGTTGTATTCGGCTCCACCCTTACCAACTAGACGCATCAATTTGACATCACCAACCAATGATCGCTCTTCTTTTGTGGTCTGATCCAAAGCAAACCATCCATCAGGTGCTATTTTGCGTCTTATTGCCTTACCATTTAGTAATGCAATAATAGCCCTATCAATCATCATTCTTTCACCCATCCGCTCTGTGGATCAATGGCAACCAGTGCCCAGTCGTTAGCAAACAAATCACCAGGGGATAGGCTCAACTCTTCCAGCTGTGTTACCCGTCCTTTAGGGCCATGCAGTTCAAAGACGTTCCACAGTTCGGAATACCGCAGGAATACGGACCCTCCCCAGTCTTCCCGCCATACTGCGTTACCACCACCAGCCATCAAGGCTTGTACTACTTCTCCGAATCTCATCTTATGACCTCCCAATCATCCCTCGGTTGTCCTTCATCATCGAATAGATCACGCATCAAAAGAACGTAGCCTACCCATCTTCTGCCGTTGTAGTGTCTCACCTGCTCGCCTTGTGAATGCTCTATATGGCAGCAGGAAGCCCAGCCAGTTCGGCGTATACACTTACCACGCCTTAGCCACCGATAAACTTGATCGAATCTCATCCGACCCAATACCAAGAATTGTTATCAAAATTGTATTTGTACGGGTAAATCTCCCAATCATCTCCTGAAGAAATAGCTTTAAATTTGTATCCACCATCAGGTTGTTCATCAAGGTATTGATAGGTTTGTGATGTGCAGTGGAAGTAGCTTGTCGAGTCTTCGTCTTTATAAAACAATCGAATCACAGCATTTTCTTCCCAACTTGCACGACGTATAAATCTACCCTTTTGCATTGCGTCGTATGCTTCAGCCCATTTCATCCTGCGTATATCTCCCAATCATTGTCACGAGTATCTTCATAACATTGACTTATTTCCCACGGGCCTTCAAAATGGGATTGCATTGTATATGCAGCAAAATTGTCTGATAACTCAATAATATTGTTTTTATTGATATAGAGAAACCAGTCTTGTTCCCATCCTTCTTTTCTTATCTTCTTGCCATCTTCCATAGCCTCTACTGCTTGTGTCCATGTCATCCTGCGTACATCTCCCAGTCCATAGCCAGTACATCAGCACTACCAAAGGATGCAACCCGGCTAAACTTCCGAACGCCTGCACCATCAAGAAGGTACAAGCAGATTTTGTTATCAACGATTTGTAGAAACCATGATGCATCCCTACGTCTGACCATGTATCCAGCGCGTAAACGCTCAAGGGCTGAGCTAAAGGAACCGCCGGACATTGTAAGCCTCTTGGCTTCTGCTTCGCGCATCTCTTCTACTTCCCTCTGGCGTAGCCATGTTTTCACGGTGGAATAGTTATAGCCGATCATCTTAGATGCGTCGCGCTGGTTGATTCCCTGAGCTTGCATCTCATCAAACTTTTCGAGCAATACTTTTCTTTTTGCGAGATTGTATATAACGC